GTAGGTGTAATACCACTATCTTTATCATCTGTTACATTAGAATAATCTATTACTTCTTTTTCTTTTTTAACAGGTTTCTTATAAGTAGTTTGATTGTTTATTAAACTTATAGGAGCATCTTCTGCATCACCCGTTTCATCAAAAAAACCTTTTGCTACACCTGTACCTCTCCTTACTTGCTCACTAACTGGATTAGCTTCTCTTGTTCTTTGGTTTTTATCAGCAGCATAAGAAGCTTCTCCAATACGAACATCTCTAGTATTTATATCGTCATATCCTTCAGAAGCTGCTTGGTATCTAGCAATGCGATCAGGTTCAGCTGCATCATTTTTATCAGAGTATGATTGTTCTAATGCATCTTTCGAAGCATTTATTGCTGCCTCATCTGCTCGTATGCTTGCATCGTCAATTCCCATCTCTAAATTGTAAGCTTCATTTTCTGCATCTGACATATCACCTTCTTTTGGCCCACCACGTTTAAATCCACGAGGATTTATAAAATTACCATTGCTATCTATAACTTTATTTTTAGTTGCTGATGCTTTTATATTTTCAAAATATTGAGCCTGTTCAGGAGTTTTTGTTCCCCATGATTTATCTGAATTCCATGCATCATGATAATTGATTGCATTTCTATATTGTTGTTCTGTTTGTATTTCACCTTCAGGCCCCGCTATCATATAATTACCATAACCATCATAACTTCCAGTTCTATCTGAATATCCTGGCTTCGGGCCACCAGCATTGAAACCTAAAATCTTTTTCCATTGAGTCTCATCATAAATAGTACCTCCATAAGCATATCCTTTGCCATAAAGAGTTTCTATTTCCTCTACTTTATTTAAATCTATCATGTGTGCCATAATTTTTTTTTTACAAAATTAATAATATTTATTTACCTTTTACTCTTTTTTTAATATCTCCACCTTTTTTACTACTTGCAATATTAGATGCTTTAAGTTTACTATCTTCTCTGTTTTCAGACAATGTTGACATAGCAGCAATTCTATTTTGTTCCTTTACTGCATCGTACTCCATTATAGCCTGTGCATTTTCGCTCTCAAGGTAAGCCATTTCAGAATCATTATCAAGTTTTGTGTTTAATTCGTCAAGATAAGATTTTGTACTTAACTCTTTCTCCTTAAATCCAAGTTCAGATTCAAACTTCTGAACCTCAAATCCAAAGCGTTGCTTCTCAAGCTCTAACTGAGCACCAGCAATATCAGACTTCCACTTATCAAGCATAGACTTAAACTGATTCTCTGCCTCTAACTTTTGCATCTCAGCTTGTTGCTGCATCTGAAAACCTTCAGAAGCCTTTTGCTCTGCCATAGTACCATACTGTTCAAGAGCACGTTCAATCTCAGATAGGTTATCCATAGAGAACAACTTTACCATTTGACTTAAGTTAACAGTGCCTTTTGCATGTTCTCCTGCTGCAATTTGTTTAAACTCATTTATTAATCGTTCTTCTTTGCCATTGTCAGACATAAAGACTTCATACTCAGCACTATTAATAGTATTGCCTGGAATATTTAATATCTCCTGAGCCATATTTCCAATAACATATTGTCCACGCTTACCATCTTTCCATGCTATACGACAAAGGTTAACAAGTCGCTGCAACACCTGTCTTTTAACAAGATCATGTTGGTAATAGATAATCTCTGTAACTAATTGACTTTGCTGAATAGCTGATTCTGTAGTACCCTTTAAATCATATTGACCAACAGTGCCTTGACGTTGTCTTGAAACACCCATGATAGTTGAAGCTAGTTCCTCAAGGTGAGTAAGCATGCCTGTAAGATATTGAATAGCAGGAGATATACTATCATCAAAGTTTTGAAACTGATTGTAACTTGCCTGACGGCCCATACCTTCTTTAACAGTCTGTATCCAACCAATACCAAGTTTACGCTGATACAACCATTCTTGCATACTCATTCCATCAGGAAGTTGAGACTTATCCATAATAAATCCACGCACACCAGAAAGAGCTAACCATAACTCTTTGTGATAGTGAATAAGATTGTAAAGAATCTGAATATCTTTAGCAGCCCATATTAATGAATATGGTTTTTTATTTAATCCATTGTGAGCAATACCAACATAAGGAAGATCCACCCTTCCATATTTATCAATGCTTCTTAATTGATAAGGCATCTTTTGCATACGAATAAAAATATTCGAATCAATTAATACACCTTCCCAAATATGATTTACGTATTTAGCTTCAACCACATCATCCTTGCGAACAGAATCAGAATCACCCATCCAATGTGTAAAGTCAATATCTTTATTATGCTTGTTGGGGGATTTTTTAAACTTGATTTCTGTAGATGATTTCCATACAGCATAGCAGACACGAATTTTATTAGACATGTCCATTGTTCCCGAATAAAGGGAATTGTTATTACAATTATCAGTATTGTTATCCATAGGAGTTCCAAATTGATAAGTGCTTGGATAATAGGAGAAACGTCCTGCATCGGCAAAGGCTGTTTGTTTATTTCTCAATAAAGTTAAATCTTCTGAACTTAACTCAGTTTTAAATTCATCAATAATTTGTGATAGTGTCATCCACCTCTCTTCCATAGCCCACTCACACTCTCCTACAAATTCTGCATCTTCATCATTAGAATAATAAAAATTTAATGGATTAACACGACGCACTAAAGGATCTTGATCAGATGGATGAAAGTGAACGTAATAATATTCTTTGTCAACACATATCTTATCTTCAAATCCATGTTGAAATAAATCTTTTAAGCGATGTTTATATACCATGTACTTAATTGACTTCTCTGCAATTACTTCAATGAAGTCACGGTAAGTGTAGTTGTAATATTTTTCAATCTTATCCATTTCCTTCTCAGTGATAATTTGTGCACTGGTCAAAGGACTCATAGCAATTTTAAGTTGCATCTCAGCAGCCTCTAATGCCATCTCTTGTTCAGGATCCATTGGTGGCCCACCTTCTTGTTGAGCCTGTTGAGCCTGCCCACGTGCTGCATCAATCTGTTGCTTAATTTTATCAAGTTGTTTTTTTGCACTAAGAATCATTTCGTGCTTAACAAAAAGTTTATCTTTTATAATATCAAAATACTCTTGTGTTTTTTTATTTGTTTTATTTTCTATACTTAATTGATCGATAGTAAATACACGAAAGTTAAATGGACGCTGTGTCTCTTGTGACTTAAGTAAATCAGCTTTAGGACGTAGTAAAGGAATGAATCTTATCTTAGCAGGATACTCGTAGCTATCTACCTTACGCAAATAATCATAATCAGCTTCATTAAAGATACCTGCATAAAGATCATAACAAAATTTATCTTTTTGTTTTCTTTGAAAGGCAGTGCCTACCATTGTAGTGATGCTTCTGATATTTAGCTTACACCATTCAGCATCTTTTTGTTTTTCAGGTATATTTTGATTAGGTAAAGGCATATCAGTTAAAGTTAATTGCTAAAGTACCGGATTTAGATGATTTGTAATGGAAAAATTCCATCTTTTTATTTTCTTTTGATTTAACTGCAATGTTAAGATCATCTTCTTCATGCACAATACACAAAGCACTTGAGATTGTTATATCACAGTTGTATCCTTTCTCATCTCTGAAATTAATAGCAGCAATAATCTGATCTACGTCATCCATCTTATCTGTGTTTTCTTTAATGTATTCACGATAACGCACTAACCAATATTGCTTGGTAGAAGGATCTATACCCCAACGATTATTTACTTTTGAATCTTTTATGTTAGCATAAGCTACACGTGGTCGTTCTTTTAGGAAATGAGAAAGGTTATTTTGCTCATACCATTTAAAGATACCAATATTACTCCACTCAATAAGGTTAGGAGCCATATAGTAATAAGAAAGCTTTGCTGTCATCTCATAAAAATCATCAGCTTTCTTTGGACGTTCTGTAATTCGTGCAACATATTTCCTTGAAGAAGAATTTACATCAAGAAATGTTTTAAAGACTTGACATGAACCTTTTGAAGAAGAAGTGTTAGCTTCATCTTTATCATAAGAGTCAGTAGCGGCTTTATAAAGATTATAATAAACATTTCCAGTAGCATCTTTCATTGGATGTTCGTAAACAATAAACTTACCATGAAGATCTTGAATCCATTCAACACCTGTTATCTTTCCTAGGTTATCACGCACCCATTCTAAATCTCCTCGTTGTGATTTATTTAATAACTCACGATCATTTCTTATAGCTGCAAGTCTTGAATTTAACTTTGCAATATCAAACATATTTCCTCCTGTACGCATAAAGCATTCTTCAGGAGTTAGTGGCATCTGCGTAAGCACCTGAATCCAGTTACTTGCGTCTTTGCTTTCTTTTGCCTTTTCACGATTCTTGAGAATCATCTCGACACTCTTTTCTTTTTCTGAGTTTCCATCTTCATCTATAAGAGCAAACTTCCATGCTGGTACAAAATAACATACTTTAGTGTCGGAGAATCCTTCACCCCAGCTATTGCTATAAGACATCATGTCATAAACTTCCGGTTTGTAAAATACCTCTTCAAATTCATCAGCACCAGCCGCCATTTCACCTCCCGTACCAATCATAATACAAAATCCAGTCTTGGTAAAATTGGCCTCCATAGATGGTTGTAAATAACGGTATGTAGAAACAAGGCCAGGAAACTTTCCTGACTCCTCAAACAATACGAAGCTTGGACTCTTACCTACTGTTGCCTGTGGGTTATTTTTACAAGTGATGTTATAAATCTCACTTTGAGAACCACGCCAGATAGGAATACCATCTTCGATTACTTTATATTTTGCTTGTATGTAGTCAAGTCCATCAGGAGTACGTCGTTTATAAAACTCAGTATCTTTTAATGAGTTCAAACCTCTGATAACCATTCTCATAGTTGCATTAGAATATTTTTCTTCTCCTCCGAGAATTAAACTTTGTGAATGCGGGAACAATGTGTATTCTTTTCCTACAAGACAGGCTGTCTTTTCAGAAAATCCACACTGACGACGTTTTGCAGTACACATATTCTTACCACTCTTACGAGCTTTCTCTACTTCAACAAAAAACTCATGATCCATATCCAAAAATCTTGGAGAGATAAGGTCTTTTCTACCTGAAGCAGTATCTATACCACGAATCTTCCAAAAGTTTAAATAAAAATAATGATCACCAGTGATATAAGTTCCACCAACAGTGTAGCCGTTAATACATCTATCACGTTGTATATCCCACCACGTTTTATATTCAAAACTTTTGGGATGTGCCCTTGTGATACCATCATTAACAACAGGTGAAAAATATTTCGTGTTGATAAACATTAACTATGGATAATTCCTATTTCTACATCACCAAAAGATTGTTTTAAAAGACATATCTTATTAAAAAAATCAGTTAGCTCATGCTTGTTAGTTAGTTCTTCTTTTAATCTTTTCATCTGATGCTGATCATTCTCTGAGAAGGTAACTTTGTTCTCAAAAGTTAATGACCCATCACTATTTTTTACATACTTCATCTATCGTAACCGGCTAGAATTAAAAACTCCGTTACCAGCATTTGGTTTTACAGCATGAAGGAATCCTTCTACACAACAATCTGGAAGAGAAGCAGGAACTTGACAACAGTTAGCTGTGTTATTTGAAATCCATCCACTCATTCCCCAGATAGATAATTCATTGCGACGTGATTTTGATACTTTAAACATTTTATTTATGTATTAGATTAATTAATAAACTCCCATCTCATCAATCTAGCTATTACCTCAGGGGTAACGCCCTTTATTTCTTCGATGTCTTTGGTGCTAACAGGAAAAATTGTTATTGAAACAACCTTTTCCATAATTTCCATAACTTCTTTTTCTGCCAAAGCCTTAGTTTCGTCATTAGCAAATTTGTACGAAAGAGAATTGTTAATG